ACTGATACAGAGATACGGCGAGGAAGAGGCGATAAGAGGTCTGCACTTTTCATACAGTGACTGCATTTCAAACATAAGTGGACAGCCAACCATCGAAGAGCGCAAGACTGGGAAGTGGATTAAATTTAGTAATTCATGTACGATCCGATGCAATCAATGCGGCCAAGAAATGACAAGTCTTTGCGACATAAAGTTGCCGAATTACTGCCCGAACTGCGGTGCAAAGATGGAGGGCTGAGGCATGAGCATATTTGTCATCGGCTTTGCGGTTCTGATTCCGCTGGTAATCTTTGTAATTCTGGAGGACGAGTGACATGGAATGCAACACAGCGGACAGCATCGATCACGGTGAAGGACAACTGCAAGACTGTTTCGAGGCTGTCATTACCAAATACGAGGATGGTTATATCCTCTGCCCAATTCTTTGGTCGGGTGGTCAGTGTTCCGACTGCATGGCCATCTTTGAAAGGAGGCAGGGCTAATGCAAGTAGACTCACACGGCTTCCCCATGCGGGATGACCTGCATCTGCATGAGCGGAAGATAACAGCCCTCTACGATGGAAGGTTCTACATCGAAAAGGGCAGGCTACGAAAGGAGGTGGTTGCCGGTGGGCGAATACAGACCGCTCAGCCAAAAAAATAAATGGTATGTACCTAAGGAAGCGTTTCTAACCGTGATACATTACTGCAAGCAGTATCCCGAATGGGAGGCAGAGTTAGCGGCCATGACGGACACCAGCAAGGGGATCGCCTACGATGCGGATCGAGTACAGTCATCTGGAGACTCAGATCCGACTGCAGACCTTGCGATCCGCCGGGCAGCCATCTCACGGAAGAAGGATATGATCGATCACGTGGCATACAAGATCGGAGGTGAACCATTCAGCAAGTGGCTGATACTTGGCATCTGTCACGACTATCCGTTCTACTACCTGCAGTCACATGGCATACCCTGCGGCAAGGATCTGTACTATGAAATGCGCAGGAGATTCATCTACGAGATGGCCAAACTTATTTAATTGCCGTAATCACGGGACAACTTCCCGATCTATTATGATAGCGTAGGATAGCAGGTAACAGTTTTCATCTTCATATAGTTTCCTTCCTGGGGAGGCGGTCAGTATCTGGCCGTCTCTTTTTGTTAGTAATCGTGGGCACAGCTGCCGTACGTGATCGCCATGTTAGTGTTCCCCGCAAGCCGAGCAGGCTGCAAAATTCTTAGAGACCCTTGTGCGTTGACACTGTGCCCTTTTTGTTTTGACCATGGAAAAAAGACGAGATGCTTTTTATGATTCGAAAGCCTGGAGAAAGAAGCGGGAGCACATCCTGCGGCGGGATAGATGGCTCGATCAGGTCGCGCTTCGAGACGGATCCAAGATCGAGGCGGACGTGGTCCATCATATCCTGCCGAGGGAAGAATGGCCAGAGTATCAGATGTGCGACTGGAATCTGATTGCAGTCAACAACCGGATCACACACAAGGGCAGGCTGCATGAGAAGTACACCGGTAAGCTGACCAAGCTGGGTAAAGCGCTGGCGATCGAGACAGCATACAAGAACGGAGTGAAGCTCACCATGAGAACACTGGTGATCGGGATGCCAGGATCTGGAAAGTCTACCTGGACCAAGAAACATCTGGGCGGAGGAATCTGCTACGAAATGGATGCAATCGCATCTGCTTTCCGGCTCACTGTACCGCACAAAGAAGAGGTGCATGCAGGAGCCAGACGGATGGCTGCAGCGCTTCGGCGTGGATGGCTGGAGGCAGCAGCCGAGTATTCGGATAGGATCTTTATCGTCCGTACAGCTCCGGACATCCTGGAGCTAGAGGAGACGAAGCCGGACAGGATCGTGGTCATGACCGAGCAGCATGTCATTAGACCATACAAATACAAACCGGAAGAATATCGTGCACAGATAGCACAGTGTATTCGATGGGCAGAAGCGAACAATGTGCCTGTTGAATATTTCCCCAAAAAAATTTCGTTCGAGTGATCCCCCCCCGGGTCGAACAAACCGAACAAGCGTTCGGCGGTCGGAGGGGAAGGTGGGCATTTATATACACGAGCCAAATTTAGGAAAAAGGGTCCCTGGGCTGTCCCTTCCATTAGACGCGCGCGAGAGGTTTGACGAAAAACTGTAGAAAAAACGCCCAAAATCGAGGTGATTGCATGACCAAGGCAAGATGGAAAAATCGAATTAAGAGAGCATGCAAAGCGGCCGGCACATACCAGCCGTTTTTCGATAACGTGATCGATACGCTTGCCCGGATCATGGAGCTGCGGGATAACGCCCAGGAGAAATTTGAGGAACACGGAGGCGAAACGGTGGTCTCGCACACAAATAAAAACGGCAGCACGAACGTGGTCAAGAATCCGGCGCTGGTGGTGATCATGGACTGCAATGCGCAAGCGCTTGCCTACTGGAAGGAGCTGGGCCTGACTTCCCGGTCCTATAAGATGATGACCGGCTCTCTCTCACTGCAGGATGAGAGCCAGGGCTTTGAGGATGCATTGGCCGAACTTGGATTATGAAATCTAGAAAATATGCAGACCGGGCGATCCGGTATGCCAAGGATGTAGTCGCAAGGAAGATCATCATCGGCGAGGATGTTGTCAACTCCTGCAAGCGGTTCCTGTCGGATCTGAAGCGCGAAGATCTGGAGTTCCGAACGGCAATGCCGGACGCCGCATGCGGGATCATGGAAGGCATGATGGTCCACCGGAAAGGCGAGTCCCTGGACGGCACACCTCTTCTGGGAAAACCATTCAAGCTAGAAGATTGGGAAGTTTTTATAGTTTATAACCTGCTCGGATTTTATTGGGCAGGAACAGAAAAGCGCCGATACAATGAGGCCTTCATCATGGTTGCGCGGAAGAACGGCAAAACCTCATTTATCGCGGCGCTTGCATTCGCGGTGGCGATCATCCAGCGGAAGTCCGGATCTACCATCTATGTGGTCGCGGCGGCTTTGAAGCAGGCACTGGAGAGCTTCAACTTCCTGATCTTCTCCCTGCAGTATAAGAAAGTTATCGATAAGTTCGACGTGAAAAATAATTCCTTCGAACACTCAATAAAATACATGTTCACAAAGAACGGCCGCCCGGATGGATCCATCGAGATCCAGATCATGGCATCGAATCCGGACAGTCAGGATTCTTTCAACTGTAACTTTGCCATAGCGGATGAGGTGGCTGCATACCGGAAGCCGGCACAGTATAACCGATTCAAAGAGGCAATGAAGTCCTACACGAACAAATTGATGATCGGCATTACAACAGCTGGCGATAACATCAACAGCTTCGGCCATGGTCAGATGGAGTATTCGTGTAAGGTGGCAGCGGGCATCGTCACGGATGACACGCACTTTTCATTCGTTGCCCGGGCCGATCAGGACAAGAACGGCAATGTCGATTTTACAAACCCGATCCAGCACCGGAAGGCAAACCCGAATTACGGTGTGACGATCCGGCCAGAGGATATCCTGCAGGAGTCTATGCAGGCTCTGAACAATCCGCAGCAGCGGAAGGATTTCCTTTCAAGGTCATTGAATATTTATACAGCCTCGATGAAAGCATGGTTCGACATTGAGGAATTCAGGGCATCCGATCGGAAATACAGCTGGAACCTAAAGGAGCTGGCGAAGCTGCCGATCGACTGGTATGGTGGCGCAGATCTGTCACGGCAGTATGATTTGACGGCAGCGGCACTCTTCGGCCAGTACCAGGGCGTTGATATCATTATCACGCATGCATTTTTCCCGGTGACGCAGGCGGCAGTCAAGGCCGAGGAGGACAACATCCCATTGTTCGGCTGGGCAGATGCCGGTCAGCTGACACTCTGCAACTCGCCAACCGTCAACATGGGCGATGTAGTTCAGTGGTTTGTGGGCATGCGAAAAATGGGATTCCACATCCGGCAGGTCGGACATGACAGGAAATTCGCCGGAGAAGAGTACATCCCGCTTATGAAAGCTGCAGGCTTCGCCATCGTGGACCAGCCGCAGCTTTATTATTTGAAATCCAGAGGTTTCAGGCATATAGAGAATGCTGTGAAAAATGAAAAACTCTATTACATGCATTCGGAAGCCTACGAATATTGTGTTTCAAACGTCCGTGCTATTGAAAAAACGGACGATGCGATCCAATACGAAAAAACAAACCCGAAGCAGCGGATAGATCTTTTCGATGCTTCTGTTTTTGCCTGCATCCGATGCTTGGAAGCAGGTGATCGCCGGAACAAGACTAAAAAGTGGTTCGGGATAGAGGAGTGAGCGAATGAGCAAGAGACGAAGAAGGGCACGGGAAAAGGTGCCGATGAAAAAGAGAAATTCCGGGAGCCTGGTTTTTGCCGATGGCTCCTTTTTTGATGAGATCTGTCGCTCCGGATACACTCCGTTGTCGCAGATCCCGGAGGTAGTGGCCTGCGCTCGGAAAATTGCGGAGTTGATCGGAAGCGCGACCATCCACTTGATGAGTAACACGGAAGAGGGAGATGTCCGGATCGTGAATGAGCTGTCCAGGCTGATCGATATCAATCCGATGCCCAACATGACAAGGAACACATGGATGGAAGGCATAGTGATGAACATGCTCCTCTATGGCCATGGCAATGCAATCGTCATGCCGCATACATGGAGCGGCTACTTCCAGAGCCTGGAGCCGATCAGCGCAGGGCGGGTGAGTTTCCAGCCGATCGGTTACCGCGATTACAAAGTAATGATCGACGGAGTTCCGAAGGATCCGAAGAATCTTCTGCATTTTGTGTACAACCCGGATCAGACGTTCCTCTGGAAGGGCAAAGGCGTCACTGTGGCGCTGAATGATGTCCTGGACAACGTGACACAGGGCAGAGCTACGGAAAAGGCATTCATGAAGTCGGAATACAAACCGAGCATTATTGTGAAGGTTGACGCTATGGCGGATGAGTTTTCCACGCCGGAGGGCAGACAGGTCCTGATCGATTCATACATGAAACCAGCCCAAAAGGGCGAGCCGTGGCTGATCCCTGCAGAACAGTTTGATATCCAGCAGGTGAAACCTCTCACACTGGCAGATCTGGCAATCAATGACAGCATGACGATGGACAAGCGGATGATCGCTGCCATGTTCGGAGTGCCGGCATTCATCGTTGGCGTTGGCGAATATAACCGAAACGAATGGAACACTTTCATTCAGACCAAGATCATGACCATGGCAAAGGCCATCGCTGCGGAGCTAACCAAAAAGCTGATCATAAATCCGAAGTGGTATCTGGCGCTGAACATCTGGTCACTCATGGATTACGATCTGCGGACGGTATCCGATGTGCTTCTGGCCGGATCTGATCGAGGCTTCGTAAATGGTGATGAGTGGCGTGAACGCATGCATATGAATCCGGCCGGCCTGAAGGAGTACAAGATCTTGGAGAACTACATCCCGTATGACATGAGCGGAAACCAGAAAAAGCTGGTCCAGGAGGAGTGATATGCCGAGCATGCTGATTTGCAAAAAGGCATACAGAAAACCGGGAGACAAAAGAGGAAAGATCATGTGCAAAGAATCCGGCATTATGTGTGCCCATGCTTATTATTGTGACCTGGTCAATAAATACAGACAACTGGAAAGCGCAAAGAGCTGTCCAGGGAAGGAGTAAACAATGGACGAAAGAAAAATCAGACAGCTGAGATCCGTCCCAGCTGAATTTCAGACCCGAGAAGACGGGGATGATCTGATCATCGAAGGCTATTTTGCAGTCTTCAATTCAAATTATGAAATCGCGCCGGGCATGAGTGAATCGATTGCTTCAGGCGCTTTTTCTAACTCTATCAGTGGGGACGTCCGCGCCCTAATCAACCATGACACGACGCTGGTGCTTGGTCGGACAGCTGCTCACACACTTGAACTGCGGGAAGACACCCATGGTCTCTGGGGCCGCATCGTTATCAATCCGAACGATTCCGATGCGATGAACGCCAGAGCAAGAGTGCTCCGTGGGGATGTGTCGCAGTGTTCGATCGGCTTCAACATCCGCAAAGAGGATACCGAGATCCGAGAAGACGGAAGCGTGCATTGGACGATCAGAGATGTGGACCTGTGGGAGGTATCGATTTGTACATTCCCGGCCTACGAAGAGACCAATATTTCCGCAAGAAGCGCAGAGCGCGATGACCTGCTGAAAAGGCGGGCTGAACTTTGGCGCTCAAAGATGAAGAAGATCCTGAAAGGAGAAGAAGAACATGGCTCTTAAAGCACTGATGCTTCGAAAGAAGATCGACAACAAAAAGAAAGAGCTTGAGGCGATCCGTGCAAAGACCGCCGAGCTGGAAAAGAGAGAGGCCGAGCTGACAGCAGCCATCGAGGAGGCTGAAAGCGAGGAGGAGCAGAAAACCGTAGAGGATGAGGTCGAAGCCTTTAACAAAGAGAAGGCTGCAAACGATTCGGCAAAAGGAGATCTCGACAAGGAGATCAAGGAACTTGAGGACGAGCTGGCCGAGGAAGAGCGCCAGCAGGATACAACTCCGAAGAAATCGGAGGAGAGAAAGAAGGAGATTAAAAACATGGAAACCAGAACAAAATTCGGCGTCACTTCTGAGATGGTCACCCGCGAGGACGTGCAGAAGTTCCTCGGAGAGGTAAGGACATGCATCAGTGAGAAGAGAGCACTTACCAATGCCGGACTGCTGATCCCGGACGTTTTCCTCGGACTGCTCCGCGAAAACGTGATCAATTATTCCAAACTGTACCGTCACACCAACGTGCGCCGGATCGGCGGAGAGGGCCGCATGGTCATCATGGGCACTGTCCCGGAGGCCGTATGGACTGAGTGCTGCGCGACCCTGAATGAGGCTTCCCTGGGCTTCAACGATGTCGAAGTTGACTGCAACAAGGTCGGCGCTTACTTTGCTGTCTGCAATGCTCTGATCGAGGATGCAGATATCGATCTCGCATCCGAGCTGCTGCAGGCTCTTGCACAGGGCATCGGCCTCGCACTGGACAAGGCTATCCTTTACGGCACTGGTACCAAGATGCCTCTTGGCGTCATGACCAGACTGGTACAGACCGAGGCTCCGACAGACTATCCGGCCACTGCAAGAGCATGGGCAGATCTGCATACCAGCAACGTGATCAGCATCACTGCTGCAAACAGCACCGGCCTGAAGCTGTTCCAGAACATCGTGACCGCTTCCGGCGCTGCCAAGGGCAAATATGCACGCGGTGCCAAGACTTGGGTCATGAATGAGACCACTCGCACCAAACTGATCGCTGAAGGTCTGGCAGTCAACGCTGCAGGCGCGATCGTTTCCGGCGTCAACGGCTCCATGCCAGTCATCGGAGGAGATATCGAGGTCCTGGAGTTTATCCCGGACAACGTCATCATCGGAGGCTACTTCGAGCTGTATCTGCTGGCAGAGAGATCCACCACCCGCCTGGCACAGAGCGAGCACTACAGATTTGTTGAGGATCAGACCGTATTCAAGGGCACTGCACGCTATGACGGCACGCCGGTCATTGCAGAGGCATTTGTGGCGATCGGCATCGGCGGAACCACTCCGAATGCGACCATGACCTTTGCGGCTGACACTGCAAACACCTGAGAGGAGCTGACATATGACAGATCAGCAGACCCTAATTTTAGTAAAGGCTGATCTGCAGCTGATGACTTCCGCCAACGATGTGCTGCTCAAGCATCTGATCGATGCGGCGAAGACAGCCATCGAGCGGGAGGGCATCCAGGCTGATGGGTCGGCAGATTATGATGCCATCGTGGTCAGCTATGCGGCCTATCTTTTCCGGAAACGGGCGGCATCCGAAACTGCCATGCCTCGGTTCTTGCGCTGGATGATGAACAACATCCTCGTGGCACAGAAGATAAAGGCAGGTGGTAAGGAATGACATTTGATTCCGGAATCGCAAGCGTGTACAAGGTCACGAACACGGCCGAGAACGGGAAGAAGCCGAAGAAGGGACTGGTCCTGATCGGGCAGTATTACTTCGGCTTTCAGACGCTCGGCGTCAATCGATACTACACGGCACTGCAGGCACACCAGCAGCTCGAAGCCGTGATCGCGGTCCCCGGATGGGAACCGGTTCCGGTCGAAGCTGTCGTGATCCTGGAATCGGGCCTGCAGTATACCGTGCGGATGGCACAGCATGCGCTTGACGAAGACGGCTTGCAGATCACACGGCTCAGCCTGGAAAGGAACGGTGAGAGCTATGATGTCATCTCTTGAGACGGTGCGCGATACTCTCGCCGCCCTGGGCAACTTTGGACACTATGAGGCTGTCGATACATCGCAGCCATATGGCGTCTGGGCCGAGGATTCTGAGTCGGGTGAGCTGGTGGCAGACAACTATAAGCCGGGCCAGACCATCCAGGGGACCATCGACTGGTTTACCAAAAACGAAGATGATCCGATGCTGAACGCGATCCCGGTCGCGCTGAACGGTGCCAGGATAGGATGGTCACTCAACTCTGTACAGTATGAGGAGGAGACCGGATACATCCACTATGAGTGGCTGTTTCGGGTATTGCAATCATGGCCAGATGGAAATTCAGGGGATTAGACCAATATATCGCCAAACTGGAGGATCTGCACGGCAATGCTGATGAGCATATAAAACGTGCAGTTTATGAAGGCGCCGGCGTCGTGGCAGACCGGATCTCTGCCGGACTCAGCGGCGTACAGACCGCAAACGATCACTTTTATCGTAAGGGCCAGATCCAGCCGGGACCGAAGCCGGACGAAAAGGCTGCGCTGATCGCGTCTTTTGGTATCGCCAAGATGCGGAAGAGCGGATCAGCAATCCAGACCAAAGTCGGCTTTGGAAATGCCAGGCACGGAGATGTAACTGTGGCAACGCTGGCAAGGCGGCTCGAATCGGGCACGTCCTTCCAGCGTAAACAGCCGGTCATCCGGAGAGCGGTATCTGGTGCGCGGAGCGCTGCAGAGCAGGCAATCAAAAAAGAACTCGAAGAACAAATTAAGAAATCCATGGGAGGATAAAGATCATGGCAAACGGAAGAGTTTGTACAGGTTTTTCCAAGCCGTATGTAGCAGTTTACTCTGTGACTGGCGGCACAATCACATATGCAAGCGGGCAGGATCTTGCCCGTGGCGTTGACGTCTCTATCGAGCCGGAAACGTCTGAGGACAATAATTTTTATGCTAACAATGTTGCGGCTGAATCCGCATCCGGCTCCTTTACCGGCGGCACGGTCACTCTGACTGTTGACGGTCTGAAAACCGCGGCCGAGAAGCTGATCATGGGCCTGCCGACAGCAGGATCTGATGACTTTATGGCATACGATAACAACCAGCAGATCCCGTTTGTGGGCATCGGCTTCATCGCGAGATATATGGAGGATGGCGTGACTCATTACGTCCCCTATGTCCTTGCAAAGTGCGTTTTTAGCCAGATCGGAACTGAGGCAGCTACTCAGGAGGACGAGATCGACTGGCAGACGCAGGAGCTGACCGCGACCATCATGCGCGGCGATGACGCGGCTCAGACCTGGAAGTATGTCGGCAAAGAGTACGACACAGAGGCAGCGGCTTATACGGCCATGACCGGCAAGCTGAGCGCATAAAACAAAGGGGTGCGGGGAATGCTAATCAACGGAACGGAATACAAATTTATTTACAATGTTTTTGCCCGGTGCGAGCTGGACAAAGAATGCAAGAAGGCCGGATACAAGAACTTTCAGGAGGCTGTTAACAACAGCTATCCGAGAGCGATCGTGATCATGGCTGTGGCGTGCTCCAGGGGATTTGAATATGCCGAATATGTAAAGGATCCGGAATATAAGCAGAAAATTCTCCGGCCGGAGGAGCTGCTGGTTCTTCCGGCTGCAGAATTTGCCGAGCTGGATGCCGAAGTAAATGCGGCATTCAGCGCCGGATCTGAGCGGACCGTAGAGGATGAGCCGCCGAAGAGAAAAAACGCGGCAAGCGCCAAAAAATCGAACTAAATAAGGCATGGTATCTGTTTTACGGGTATCAGATCGGACTAAGCAGGGAGGAGACTTTGACCAGGCTATACGGAGAGTTTATGGATCTGGTCTCCTGCCTGTCGATTTATAATGGCGCGGATCAGAAAAAGAAAAAGATTGACTTTGATGAAGTCATTAATTTGAGGTGACGGATATGCCGGTAGAAATTGGACCAGTGATAAAGGTCGAGGGCGAAGCCCAGTATCGACAGCAAATCCAAAACTTAATAGCAACGACAAAAGCATATGATGCTGAAATGAAAAAGCTGGAATCCAGCTTTGACTCGCAGACATCCGAGATGGAGAAGTCCGCGCAGAAGCAGCAGCTTTTGAATCAGCAGATTGATGCGCAAAAGGCCAAGGTTGCCGAGCTGGAGGCCATGACAAAGCGTTCGGCCGAGGCAAAAGGCGAAGATGCCACCGAGACCATGAAGTGGCGTCAGGCACTGGCCAACGCTCAGACGGAACTGAACCGGCTGAACGGCGAGCTGAAAAACCTGCCGAACCAGATGCAGATCGCTGGCAAGGCCATGCAGGAGACCGGCGAAAAGATCAGTGCTGCAGGGCAGAAGATCAGCTCTGTCGGGCAGACCATGACAAAGGCGATCACGTTGCCAATCGTCGGCCTGGGGACGGCAGCGATTAAAACAGCAGCGGACTTTGACACGTCCATGTCTAAGGTCGCGGCGGTTTCCGGAGCTTCCGGATCTGACTTTGACGCCCTCCGGGATAAAGCCAGAGAGATGGGAGCACAGACCAAATTCTCAGCATCCGAGGCGGCCGACGCCATGAACTACATGGCCATGGCAGGCTGGAAGACCGAGGACATGCTGAATGGTGTCGAGGGCATCATGAATCTGGCAGCAGCTTCCGGCGCTGATCTTGCGACCACATCTGATATCGTCACGGATGCGCTGACGGCCTTCGGAAGATCTGCAGAAGATTCCGGCCGGCTGGCTGACATCATGGCGGCGGCATCATCCAACGCAAATACAAACGTCGAGATGATGGGTGAGACCTTTAAGTACGCGGCACCTGTTGCCGGTGCTCTGGGATTTACCATGGAAGATACGGCCATCGCGATCGGACTGATGGCGAATGCAGGTATCAAAGCATCGTCTGCAGGTACGGCTCTCAGAACTGGTATGACCAACCTGGTCAAACCGACCAAGCAGATGCAGACCGCGATGAAAAAATATGGCATCGAGGTCACGAACACAGACGGATCGATGAAGTCCATGCGTGAGATCACGGATATGCTCAGGAAGAAGCTCGGCGGACTGGATGAAGCTGAGCAGGCTGCAGCGGCCGGCGCGATCTTTGGAAAGAACGCTATGGCCGGTTGGTTGGCGATCATCAACGGCTCGGATAAAGACGTCGAGAAGCTGACAAAAGCGGTCGATGAATCTGCAGGCACTGCCGAAGAGATGGCAGAGGTCATGCAGGACAATCTGTCCGGACAGCTGACCATCCTGAAAAGCCAGGTGCAGGAACTTGGCATCTCCTTCGGGGATCTCCTGGTACCGTATGTCCGTAAAGGCGTCACTGCGATCCAGGGCGCGGTCGATAAGCTCAACGCGATGGATGACTCGCAGAGAAATGCCATCATCCGCATGGGACTGTTTGCGGCAGCGGCCGGTCCGGTCACTACTGCGGTCGGAAAAGTGACCGAGGCAGTCGGCGGAGCGGTGACCGGCATCGGAAAGTTTGTAGAGCTTGCTGGAACGTCCGGAACCTTTGCAAATACTCTGGTAACCAATTTCGGCAGCATCGCGACGGGTGTCGGACTGATCACAACAGCAGTCACAGTTGGAATCGGTCTATACAAGGCATACCAGGATTCTGCGCAGGGAGCAGCTGCCGAGGCAGAAAAGAGCTGGAAGGCTCTTGATCAGCAGCACGCGGCAAACGCGACAGCGATCGCAGACGCGGAAACGCTCGCGGCCCGGGTGCAGGAGCTGGCGGCAAAAGAAGAACTGTCTGCTGCAGAAAAGGATGAACTCCGGGATGCGGTGATCAAGCTGAACGGCGTGATGCCGGATCTGAATCTGCAGATCGATAAAAACACCGGAAACCTTGACGATAACAGCAAGGCGATCCTTACCAACATCGACGCCTCCCTGCGGCAGTATAAGATCGAGAAAAACAAGGAAGAGCTGATTGAGATCACTGAAGCATATGCTGAAGCAGAAGAGAAGCTCGCAAAAGCCCAGGAAGAGCGCGCCCGGGCAGAAAAGAGAACTGCTGCGGACTATGGCGGAGACCTGCAGGCCCGGACCGATGACATCAACCGGCTGAAGGGCGCCGAGGATAGTCTGTCTAAGACCATGACGGATCTCGGAAATCGATATACGGAGCTGACATCCGTCAACCAGGAATTGACGCTGGCACAGCAAGAAGAAGCGGCGGCATCTGATCAGGTGACGGTATCCTCCGAGGAAGCGGCAGCGGCTCTGGATGTCCTTGGCACAGAAGCAACTGAGTCGGCAGCCGAAGAGATATCTGCGGAAGAGGCTCGAGCGCAGGCATATCAGGAAGCCCGGGAGAAGATTGCCGAGAGCATCAGTTCGCAGGTCGGATTGTTTGATGAGTTAAATATCTCTGCCACACTCTCCAAGGAGAAGATGGCGGAAAACCTCGCCAGTCAGGCCGAGGCATACAATTCGTACACGGCGAACCTGCAGAGGGCATCACAGCTGGCGGAGCAGGATACAACCGGTGCCATGAACGCAATCCTGCAGAGCATCGCTGAGATGGGCATAGACGGAGCCGGATATCTGGAGACGCTGGTCGCGGCAGCAGATGCAAACGACGGATCCCTGGAGGCGATCCTGGCGAACTTCGGCTCGGCCGAAACGGCAAAAAAGACGCTGGTCAGTCAGTTGGCAGAAATGAGCACAGGCGGAGTCGCGGCGGTCGAAGGATTGACCGAAGGTGTCCAGGAGCAGGTCGGACCGGCAGAGGATGCAGGATCTGATGTAGTGCAGGGAGTTGCAAACGAAATTAAGGGAGGAACTCCGAATGTATCAAACGCCACAAACGCGGTAAGCACTGCTGCAGGCCGGATCACATCAAAGCTGAACACAGTCGCTGCAAACGCCAAGAGCGCAGCGTCGAAGATCCCTTCAGGAATTGCTACGGGCATCCGGAGCGGTATCAATGATGTTTCCTCCGCTGGGGAATCACTGGCAAGTGCTGCGGGAAAAGCTCTCGGCGGCGTGGGCGCTCTTTACAATGCTTATTACAACTACGGATCACATCTTGGCCAGGGATTCGCAGATGGCATCCGGTCGCAGGCTGGCAACGTATCGAGCGCAGCTCAGACGCTTGCATCCGAGGCGTCAAAAAAACTGCACCACTCCACTCCGGATGAAGGACCTCTGCACGGTGATGATAAGTGGGGCGCTGAGATGGCGCTGCAATTTGCAAAGTCCATGCTGAGCGGCCGCAGAGCTGTCGCACAGGCGGCAAGGACCATCGCGGGAGCTGCAGTCTTCCTGCCGAGGAATGACGGAACCACTCTCGGAGACCTTGCACAGGTGACCAGGGAATCCCAGAACATTGATCCTGCTGCGATTTACGCGGCTGTCCGGGCAGGAGCTGAAGCAGGCCAGAAGCCGGTGGTGATCAACGAGAAGGCATTTAAACGTGCTCTTGTATCCATGGGGGTAGCAATGGCATGAACGTAATTTTTGAAAACTCGGCCGGGGTCAGCATAGATCTGAATGCTGGCCGCCCGGTCAGATTGAAAGAGGCTAATTTCCACCAGTACGAATGGGAATACGACGGCACGAACCAGCAGTATGGTGTAGATATCGCACGATTTGAAAAGAAACCGGCGGAGTATGAATGCTCTATCTATTTTCGCGGCTCCAAAATGAGGAGATCCGAGCAGCTGACGAATTTTCATGAAGCTGCGACGTACGACATAGTAAACCAGACGCCGGGAAGACTAATCTGGGGCGATTACTATATACGATGTTATGTCGTAGAATCATCCACCTATCCGCACGAAGAGGATGCATCTGTCACGGTAAACGATGTGATCTTTCTGTGCCCATATCCATTCTGGGTGCGGGAGCAGGTCGAGAGTTTTTCAGCGGACCAGTCCGAGGCGGACACATCCGGGCTTGACTATCCATTTGACTACTCGTTTGACTATGCAAAAGCAGTGATCAGCAGACAGCTCACCATAGACCACTTTATTCCATCGGATTTCCACATGACGATCTATGGACCGTGCAGCTCACCGGCAATCACTATCGGAGGCTATACGTACCAGGTCTTTGTGGATCTGATCGCAGGCGAGTACCTAGTGATCGATTCCCGGGAGCACACGGTCAAAGTCTATAAGGCCGGCGGAGTGGTCGAGAACGCATACAACGCACGGCTGAAAGAGCACAGTATCTTTGAGAGGATCCCTCCGGGGACGCACAGCATCGCTCTTAATTCAGACTTTGCACTGGAGATGATCATCTACCTGGAAAGGAATGAGCCGATATGGAATTGAGGATCGCAAACAGGAACGGCATTGAGATCGCGGAGCTGTCTTCCTTCCAACTGGATTCAGACACCAACGGTGAGAAGACGGTCGAGGTCACGGTACCGGCTCAGAAGTGGGAGAACTATATGACCTTCGGCACGCGGGTTTATGTGCCGGATACGGAGATTGGCGGTCTGATCGGAAAGCTCTACACGGACACGGCTACCAATACGGTCTCGCTCATGGGCAGGACGTGGCGCGGGGTCCTCGCATCCAAGATCATCCGCCCGCCCTCCGGATCAAATTACTATACGATCTCTGGAGAGCTGAACAGCTGCATCAGTGAGCTGATCGGGACGCGGTTCGGAAGTTTGATCCAGGTATCGACGGATTACACGATCACGGTATCAAACTATAAGTTTCCACGCTTTTGCACGGTGCTGGAAGGCATCGAAAAGATGCTGAAGTCGGTCGGGTACCGGCTGAGCATGGTATACCGGGCAGGAGATCCGAACGGAGCCGGATATCTTGAGATCGGCGCGGTTCCGATCGTGGACTACTCGGATCAGATTGAACTCTCGCAGGACTCCCGGTTGAATTTTACGCTGTACGATATCCGCGATGGAGTAAATCACCTGATCGTCGGCGGAAAGGGCGAGCTGGATGCCAGGAACATCATCGATCTGTATGTACAGCCGGATGGATCCATCGGGACCACGAAATACTATACCGGTATAAACGAGATCGAATACTTTTACGAAAACACATCGACAGAGACCGAAGAGCTGGAAGACCAGGCAAAGGAAACACTCCAGGAGATGATGAACCGAAAAGAATTTCAAATGAACGTCGAGGCGCTGGATCTTGATGTGGCCATCGGTGACATCATCGGAGGCAGAGACTATATAACTGGTAATTATCTTAAAAAACCGGTCGAAAATATCGTTCTCACAATCCAAGATGGAATTATCTCGAAAGAATTTTATGTGGAGGGTAGCACATGAGACTTATCACAGGGAAATTGGGGGAGGCACACGTCACGTCCCTCCAGCATAGGAATATAGTCGGAGCATTTGCCAGCAATAAAGATTATATTACTGTGGCTTATAATCAGCTGGAGCCGAGCATCTCCGGTAACGTGCTGAGCATCAGTTCCGGCGTGTTGATCCATCATGGCTGCGTGATGCAGGTGGACTATGGCACCACAGACACGGTGCAGCTGACGGCAGGAACAGCAGGCTACTATCGCGGGGACGTCGTTGTGGCAAGATGGACACAAAACGCCTCGACGGGAATCGAGGCTGTCGAGTGGGTGCTGATCCAGGGAACGCCGACAACAAACAGAACGGTCACATATCCGAGCCACAACACTGGAAACATGCAGGAGGGCGCTTTGATTGATGACTGCGAGGTCTTCCGGATCTACTATGACGGCGTCACTCCATCGGTCGCTAAGATGCCGCACACTCTGCCATCACTGTACGATCTAGAGCAGACAGAGGCAGTTTTAAATAACGCGCTAATGACAATAGTCTGGACGGCATCCAGCATGGATGCCACACTGACGCCCGGAGACAACACCATCTCGATCAGCGGAGATATCCCAAACGGCAGCTATACGGCTATCGGCATCGTGGGCGTCCAGACATCAGGAACCGGAAGCGCATCCGTACGGCTCAGGGCATTTGGTGTAAGCTCAACTGGGCGGTCTGCTTATGTAAAATTGCGAAACGAAAATTCCAGTGAGGTCACACCGACGATCCAGGTTACGGTTCTCTTCGCGAAGACGGCACTGGTAGGATAAAGGAGAGAGCAGATGATAAAACTAAACATCAACCCGGGGCAGGGATATACGCCTATCATCGAGGCATCGCAGTATGACGTAGGCAGGGAGCTGACATTTACGATCTACAACGGGTCTACTCCGGCAGACATCCCTTCCGGCACAATCGCGACCATGGTCGGCACAAAACCGTCCGGCCTTGGCTTTACTCAGCTGGGGACCGTATCTGGAAATACTGTCACAGTGAACACAACGGCCACCATGACAGAAGAGGGTGGACATATCCCTGCAGAGCTGCGTCTGACATACAGCGGAAACAACATCGGCACTGCAAATTTTATCTTTGGCGTCGAGGCGTCTCCGCATCCGGACAGCGTGATCGACGGAGACGCGGAAACCGCAAAGGATATCATGACCAGGGCAGAGGAAGCAGTCACGGAAGCAGAGACGGCATCTCAGAACGCTACATCTGCAGCAGAAAGAGCGGAAGCGGCGGCAGAGGCAGCTGCACAGGCCGGCATCGATGCGACCGGAGCAACAGCCGGACAGGTACCGACAGCGAACGGCGCCGGAGGCTGGAGCTGGCAGGATCAGCAGGGCGGCGGAGGCGGAAGCTCTTCCGACGATATCACCAACGAATCCAATGTCAGCGGTAGCACCGTGACAGATGCGCTTGATTCGCTCTCTGACCAAATTGCGAACGAAGGTAGTCGAATCGACAACGTCATTGCTTTGCCCGAAGGCTCGACAACTGGCGATGCCGAACTGATGGATATCCGTGTGGGGGCGAATGGCACGACATATGCAAGCGCAGGTGCGGCGGTTAGAGGTCAGGTGACGGGATTGCAGACAGAAATTGGAGACCTGTCAGACCTTGAGACAGATGAAAAAACAGACCTTGTGACGGCCATTAACGAGGCCGCAGAAAGTGGCGGTTCTGGATTGACCGCAACGATGAAACAAGCATTGCTTGCCTGTTTTGCACAGGTGGCATGGATTGGGGGCGATGGGCAAACGTACTACGATGCACTTGAGGATGCTCTTTACCCGCCCGCAAATCTGAAGCGGATTACAGCAGTATACACGCAGACTGGTACGGTTTACGACAATCAGACACTGGATAGCTTAAAAACTAATCTGGTGGTAACGGCTAGGTATGACGATGGATCTTCCGAGGCGGTTACAAACTATACATTGAGCGGAACGCTTGCCACGGGTACAAGCACGATTACAGTTGCTTATGGTGGGAAAACCACAACGTTTACTGTTGAGGTGACCCATGCCACAGTACAGTTTTCGATTACCAACAATTTGACAAACTGCGCAAACAGTAATGCCGCAACGGTTATCAATGAGTTAACCACATATACAGGGACACTGACCGCAGACGCTCAGTATGTGATGGGTACGGTCACAATAACGATGGGTGGCAACGATATCACAAGCACGGCGTATGATTCGTCTACTGGCGCAATTAACATCACATCTGTAACTGGGGACATTGTCATTACAGCAGTAGGCACAGCACCCCCAATTACAGTAGTAAGCGGTCTGCCGCTCACACTGGCATGGAACAGCGGAAACACTGACCTTGTTTTGTCTGAGGCCCTTGGAGCAAAAGGAGACGCATACACGATTGAGCTATATTTCACCGGACTTGTACAGCACGCCTCCGAAAAATTAAAAGTCACGGCTAAAGGCGGCGTTTCAAACACTTGGTTGTTTAGTACTACGGCTTCACAGATTGCTGTAACAGCGGAGCAAGTTGCTGAACAGAAAATTGTATACAGTGGAACGCTGAGTGATTTCAATGTTGGCACAACGGCATTAGGCGTAGCATATTCGCAAGTAACCGGCGTGACGCTTACCGATGTCAAGATGTATAAGGGGTAAGTGGTCATGGTATACGATGTTGAAGGAAACACGCTTGCAAACGTATATAACCAACTTGGTGAGACATTAAGCCAGTGTTATGACATTAATGGGAAGCCGCTGATGGAGGATACGCCAACGCCTCCAGAACCGTCCGAGTACAGCAAGTTTTCTGTCCTGTCCGATTCCTACGGCGCAATATCTGGGGGAGTTACTCCAGACACGAATGCGGTTTATTACCCGGTGGATGGCAACGACGTAACTGAAATTTCTCAAATGTGGTGGTACTTGTTTGGCGAATCATACGGATGCACTCTTGAAAGGAACAACTCGTTCAGTGGTTCAAGGGTCGCAAATGACCCGAATTGGTACGCAGGTATCGAAAACTCCTTTATAGGCAGAGCGAACAATTTAGGAAGCCCAGACCTTGTCATAGTTCTTGGCGGCACAAATGATGCGTGGAATTCGATACCTTTAGGCGAGTATGTGTATTCCGACTGGACTGAGGCAGACAAGGAAACATTCCGTGGAGGTTTGTCTTATTTGTTCTATTATCTCGTGGATACGTATGGAGCAGATGCTGTTTTTGTGTGCAATAAGGTGGCACTTAGGACAGACTGGGGGACTGGTGTAGATTACTATCAGTCCGCACACGCCATTTGTGACCATATGGGGATTCCGATTTGCGACGTATACCCGGTGGTAGCCGGTAATCACCCGACAAGCGTAGGAATGGGGCAAATCAGAAATGCGATAATGCTTAAACTTGGCATCGAACCAAACCTGATCAGAAATATCAATGTCTCACTTTCGCTCCCGGCTAGTATCACTTGGAATCCGAGCATTAACTCTTTTATAGTTGACCATATAGAACAGTATAAGCTGTATCGGGTTACCATAACCGTAACGGCTGTAGGTGGGAGCGATACATATGTTAATGTACAAGCCTCTGGAAGTGGCACGGCTACATTTGCGGCGTTTAGTGATTATGCAGGGCAAGTCGGGACATTTACAAAAATTGTAGAGGCGAGCGGGTTTGTATCTGGTACAGATGTAACTTTTGCTATTTCGGCACAGGGGACAACACGAACAGCAACGCTTACTGCCATCAGCATAGAAGAGGTATCGTATTAGTTCGCTATCCGGCTAATTATACTATGGAAACACTAAAAATCATCACAGCAATCGGATGGGCATTGGCAATCATCTCACCATTTGTATGGAGATACATTTTTAACAAATGGGATAATGACGATTAGTTCGCTATCCGGCTCAATAGCGAACTAACTATAATTTGAAAAACTGTAACTATAATCGAGTAACACATAAACACGGGGCGGCTTCGGTCGCCCTTTTTAAATTAACGGAGGTCCAGTGGATGGAAACATTTCTCGAAGCATTGCCGCAGATCGTCGGATTCGGCATCCAGATCATCCTGATCATCTGCACCTGGCGGATCAATCATTCGCTCAACAAAAAGGAGAAAACCGAAAGTGAGAAGCATCAGCAGGAGGCGGCCATGGCCGAAGGGGTCCAGTCACTTCTGCGGGAATCCATTGTCGATAATTTTAATAAATACTCCGACAAAGGATTCTGCCCGATCTATGCGAAGGAGAGCATACGGAAAGTCTACTCCGCATATCACAAACTCGGCGGTAACGATGTAGCGACAGAGCTATATGCAAAGCTCCTGGCAATGCCAGAGGAAGGAGAATAAAATGGACATCCTCAAAAGAACTATCTGCAATCTCGACTGGTGGGCAAAAGCGACGGTCCGGGCGATCAAGACGGCAGCTCAAGTCGCCCTGGCAAGCTGGACGGTCGGCACGATCATGTCTGTAAGTGATATGAAGACGATCGCACTGACAGCAGCCTTCGCAGCTCTGTACAGCTATGTGACCAGCTTGGCAGGCCTGCCAGAAGTGGAGGCGTAATAATGGCAAAGTATATTGTTCCTGATATCAGCTATGCACAGGGATCCGTAAACTGGCCGACAGTAGCAGCGGAATTCAAGAAGGGAACATTTCACGCGATCATCCTCCGATGCGGATACGGAAATGATGAAGCGAGGCAGGACGATACCCAGTGGGCGGCAAATGTGGCTGCCTGCGAAAAGTACGGGATCCCCTATGCGGTCTATCTGTACAGCTATGCATATACGTCGGATATGGCAAGATCAGAAGCACAGCATGTCCTCCGGCTGATCAAGGGGCATAAGCCATGGACGGTTTACTATGATCTTGAAGAAGCTGCATATGGAAGGCAGGCCACGGCAATGGCCGATGTATTCTGCCAGATCATCCAGCAGGCCGGCTATCGAGTGGGCGTGTATACGTACGAATCCTATTTCAACAGCTTTATGAAGGGATACACAAAGTATCCGATCTGGATCGCCAGATACAGCTCAATTGCTCCACAGATCAACGCGGAGTATGAAGCATGGCAGTACACTTCGACCGGAATCATCCCAGGATTCGCAAAAGGGATAGATCTGTCATTCTTTTACCGGAAGCTCTGGAGCACGCCGGCAGCGGCCGATACAAAAACCTCCACAAAGGTATCCACTCAGCAGACCGTGGTAGATAAAGCCGTCGAGTGGATGGAAAACATCGCAAATAACAACAGCCACGGGTACGATCAGAGATACCGGTGGGGAGAGCAAGGCGATTATGACTGCAGCTCCATGGTGATCTCCGCATGGGAGCTGGCCGGCGTGAAGGTAAAGACGGCAGGAGCAACATACACCGGAAACATGAGGCGCGTGTTCCTGGCGAATGGCTTTAAAGATGTGACAGCCAGCATCGACCTCACGACCGGCGCCGGAATCAAAAGAGGAGATGTGCTGCTCAACGATGCGAACCACACGGCCATGGCGATCAGCGCCGGGAAGCTGGTGCAGGCATCCATCAATGAAAAGGGCGGAATATCCGGAGGAAAACCGGGAGACCAGACCGGCAGAGAGATCGGCTTCTGCGGTTATTATAATTATCCGTGGAATTGCATCCTCCGCTTCGGAGGAACATCGGCCACAAGGGAGACAACGGTCCAGCCGGTGAAAGCAGCGGTTCCGTTGATCACCTATGGCATAAAGACCAGAAACCATGGGATCCTGGCCGACGTGGGCAATGGCGCTCCGGCAGGATTTGCGAATGACAGCATCCTTGGGATCAAGATCGGAGTGACATCCGGAAAGGTGCAATATCGTGTGCACTGCGGCGGGAGATGGCTGCCGAAGGTGACCGGAAACAATTGGAATGATCGAAACAACGGCTATGCCGGAGATGACATTCACAGTATCGATGCGATCCAAATCTACTATGAAACGGATCCATCCAAGACCGGAGGAGCCTATTACGAAGCCGTCTATAGCGTAAAGCCATACGATCAGGGCGTACACCTGGCAGCGGTACACGATACAAACTGGGAAATGAAGGACGGAGATCACACGGCTGGAATCTTCTGGAAACCTCTGACAGAAATCAAGATCAAATTGAAAAAATGCTAAGAAAAGCCCCAGACCTTTATGGCCTGGGGCGCTTTTTGATTTGTGGTGATTCAGATCAGGATGATCAGTGCTTTCCCGAAATCAAAATCGATAATTTTGTTCGCGTCCTCACTGGAATTGGCGAGGATGGTTCCCTGGTATCTCGCTCTATCCATCATTTCCCATTCCTTAACTTCGGAATCGAGGGTGTCAAATCCATTATCTCGATATTCACAATAATCGGTATGAAGTTCGGAGCCTTCATATACAGCCACAAAGCTGGCTTCTGGGTTTTCTCTGATAATCTGCTCAACTGTCATTTTGTTTTCCTCCTTATGTCCATTCTACTGTAGATCCATCCGGTGCCTGTATCCAGAGGCCTCCACAAACCGGATCAAATTCATCTTCGTGCTCTGAGTAGTATTTGTTTCCAAACCGGAGCGCTTCCCATTCATCATCAAATGTTTTGATCAGGAATCCGTCTTTATCTCCACCGGTCCAGTAAAGCTGGTACCGGCTCTTGATGTCACGGCGGATCAGCTCCTTGATGTATCCCTGCAGGGTAGGCTCTTCATTTAGCCTGGTCAGAACATCCTGATCGCTCGTCAGGTTGAGCTTCATTTTTACCTGTTTAGTATTTTCTGCATCGTATTTCGCGCTTGCTCTGCGCTGGGCTTCACTGGCTGCCATTTTGTTTTCCTCCTTATGCGATTTCCTTCATCTGGCTTTTGGGGATCCAGAGCTTCCAGCCTTTGTAAGATCCTACGACATCGCCGGTGCTGAGACGAACCTGGACTGCCTTTTCGGTCTCTTTCAGGACTTCCTCGACCGTGACGGTAAGGAATCCATCCTGCACCAGACGCATATCATTTTCATCTCTTGCGAAATCGATGTAAGTGTTATACCGGCTTGCGGTCTCCTGTGCCTTGTCGATGATCCATTCCTTAACCATGATCTGCTGCCTTTCGTTCGTCATCTCTGTTTACCTCCTCTTGATAATATAAGTATACACCTATATAGGTGTACCCGTCAAGAGGTTTTTGCAAAAATAATAAAAGAATTTCGTGTGAACAATCGTGTGAACATGTTCACACGAAAATGGGGTTTTTCTCTCATATATGAGAAAATATAACCATACATGAGAATAAAGAAAACCCTGCAATACCAACGGCTTTCAGCAATTCGTTGATATTGCAGGGCTTCCTCAAATTATCGGGGTAACAAGATTCGAACTTGGGAGAAGTCGTTGGTACACATATAAAATCATGAGGTTGTGTTAACGTTCGTGTGAACTAGCTCTGAAAAGTGCGCATTTATCTGATTTGTGAACCGGGCCTCCTCGGTGCTGATCGTCCGTTTGTAGAACTGCTGCATCGCATACGGTGTGCTCCATCCACCGCGGTGCTGCAGGTACACGTCCGGGATCCCGATGGCGTGGCCGATCGAGATCGAATAGGCCCGGAGGTCATGGAACCGGAAGTGAGGAATGCCGGCACCCTTGGTCGCATGATAAAACTGATGGCTGATCTGCGTCGGGTTCAGGTTAACCAGCCGGCCCTTTATCCCGTCAAATTTACGGATCACTGCCTCCGGGTAGACCACGGTCCTGCAGGAGCTGGGTGTCTTTGGCTCCCGGATGCAAAAGGTCTTTCCGTCAGAATCCAGTTTCATTGATTTGTTTACGGTGATCGAGCATCCGGAAATGTCTTTATCCGTCAGCGCGCAGATCTCGCCTCTCCGGAGGGTACCGAAGGCTGCCAGGAGGACGGCCTTCTCCAGCTCCCGGCCTTCGATGTATTTCAGCAGCTTCCGGATGTCTTCATCCGTGGGCGTGTACAGCTGCGATTTCTGTACCTTCGGCAGATCTGTTAGGAGCCGGAGCTGCGGCTGGTAGATCGACAGGGCAGCGGTCAGCAATCCGTGGACGTTTCTGCAGGTCCGGGGAGAGTGACCGATGCTGAACTGATTCATCCACCTCTGGACATCCTCCTGGGACAGCTTTGCGATCCGGATATCCTCGATATCTGAGAAGCATGTTTTCATGTATCCCTCATAAAGATGGTAAGTAGTGGGAGAGAAAATTTCGGACTTCAGATCGATGTATGCCCGGATCGCCTCCTTGACGGTCAGGTCATTCCGGGAAATCCTCTCGCGCTCGGAAGCATAGACAGCAGCCTGGCGTTCACACTCGCGCCGGCCGGCAGCGGTCGGATCCGCAACGGTGATGCTGACCATCACGGCCTTCCGATGCTTCTTTCCTTTGTCATCATAAAAATAATCGTAGTGATCCACCACCTGGCAGCGCCAGGAGCCGGAGGGGAGCTTCTTCGCTTTGGGCATGTTGGGGCCTCCTTTACAAAATCCCTCCGGAATGGTATGCTTTAAGTGCGTGATATACGGAAAGCATCCTTTCCAGAGACCGGCATCCCCATGGGCACGGGGCTGCCGGTTTTTTTATTTTATGCGTCTAAACATTCTGCGTCTTCCTCGATGCCTGGTTCTCTCTTAACTCCCAGGACAGCGCAAGTAGCATTCTTTATATCGGTCGATGCTGTACGATATGCGGTTATTATAGCTTTCTCTTCAGAGGATAGCTCAAAGGCAGCGGCAGGCTTTGCCGGTGGCTCCTCCCAGCCCATTATAGCAGCGGGAGATACAAAAAGAGCTTTTGAAAGGGCCATTATTTTGTCGCGCTTCATGTTGGATATTTCGCCGGATTCCCATCTTGATATGGTTCCTTCGCTCACTCCAATTCGATCAGCTAATTCTTTCATCGTTAGTCCGAGGCTTAATCTCCTTGAGTTAATTAAATCTTTAACTTCCATTGTTTCACCTCCTGTAAGGTAATTATAATATTGTGATTGCATAAATGCAAATAACAAAGAAAAAAAGACGAAAAAACTTGCGGAAATGCATTGACACACAAAGATATAAATGGTAAAGTGAACTTGCGTGAACGCAAGATTACGAAAGGAGGACCGAAATGTTTAACGAGAAGTTGTTCAAAGCACAAATGGTTCTGCAGGGGCTTACTGTGACCGAGCTGGCCGGCAAAATGGGTATAAATGCATCCACACTCTACAGAAAGATCAAAGCAGATGGAGATTTCAGCAGGAGCGAGATCAATCAAATGATTGATATTCTCCACATTGAAAACCCGCAGGATATTTTTTTTGCTCAAGAACTTGCGTAGACGCAAGTTGATAGGAGCTAAGCATGGCAAGGACCACAAAAGACCCTGCAGTGGAGCGCAGGCGAAGAAATTCCGAGATCCTCTTCGGGGACAAGCTCCGCAAAGTGAACATCAATGAATTGGCCAGAGTAACAGGAATCCCGGAGCAGACCCTATACCGATGGAAAAAAGATCCGGATCTGATCCCAATGAGGAGCCTGATCCTGCTGGTCAATGTGCAGCGGCTGCCGGATGAGACAAAAATCCGGCTATTGAAGTGAGGGAAGGCAATGGAAGATAACAAGCAGATGATCTGCAGGATGTTGGCAACACTGCTCAGCAGCACCAGGCAGTATTTCGATCTGTATGCGATCGTGTACAACGAGGAGACAGAAACTGCTGAATGCCGGTTTATAAACGGCGGGAGCAGGAAGGTAAACGTGGCAGCGGACAGCGGTGCAGCCATGATCCGCGATATCTTGAGAGCACTTGAATGAGAGGAATGGACCAATGATTAAAGCTAAGGGGTTAACTTTTGGGGATGGGCTGATGGAAATCATCCCGGATGAAAACGCAGAAAAGGTGATTTACCTGGAAGATATGGAGGAAGTGAAAAGGGAACCGGAGCGACGGAAAGAGGGGAATCGCTCCGCAAAGAAGGCTCCGCGCTTCGCTTTTTCTGATTTGCACGACACTCTGGTAATCCTGTCCGTGGTGCTGCCTTTTGTCTTCGGCTTCTTCTGGGCCGCAGATCTGCTGCAGCATGAGGCTGTTTACATCATTTATTGGCAGCTGACCTTTGCCTGGATGGCACTGGTGCTGTACGCCAACAAAAAGGAGAAGCATGGAAAGAAAGATTGAAACCACACCATCCGAGCTGATGAAAGTCCTCGGAGGCGCTCTGCTGGAACAGATGCATGGCGAGGATCCGGAGATGGTGGAGAAGCTACTGACGGTGATCACGATCGTTGGGCTGAAATCCATCCGGCATCTGACCGGCGTGCTGGAGATCGATCAGGAAGCACTGGATCGGTATGAGACAGATCCGGCCGATATCGAGCAGTATCTGCAGGACCAGGAGAGGTTGAGGGAGAAACTGAGAGGAGAGTACCTGTCATGATCAACGCAAACAAAGAACAGCTGCAGGTCTCAGGATCCGATTCCGAAATCTACAATGACCTGCGGAGAGCACTGCAGGCCTGGTATATGCTCCTGCGGGACAGAGGTACCGGCGAATACGGCGCAGAGCGAGTGATCGCCATGCTGGTTGAATCGGCCCTGTATCGAATCGAGGACGAGTACCAGTCCGAGAAGACAAAGAAAAAAGGCTGAATCCGTGAGGACTCAGCCCGGGCTTTAAGGACCAACAAAAAGCTCATCTCAATAGTATCACGAAGCTATTGAGAAATCAAGGTTTCAGGCGGGAAAAACAACCGCCTGGACGGCTTGCTAAACATATTAAAGATAGGACCATCAAGATGTTCAAGAGACGGAGATATCGCTTCCCAAATGCGATCGAGGTGGAGGAGTATCATTCAGCGAAATATGGAGCGCCTGGGCAGAAAAGGCTGCCAAAAAAGAAGCCCACTCCGGAGCAGATAGAGAAGCAAAACCAAAGGAACAAGGAGAAGAGGTGCCGCAGAAAGCTCCGGGCACACTTCGACATAAATGATTATTTTGTAACCGTGACGTATGAGCGAGGGCAGCGGCCGGCAAACATGGAGGAAGCAAAGCGCGATTTGCGGACCATGATCCGGAAGCTGCGAAAAGAGTATAGAAGTCGAGACCAGCCGCTTAGGTGGATCATGAATATAGAATGCGGTACCAGGGGAGCCTGGCATGCGCATATCGTGATCAACCGGATCCCGGATCTGGACGTGATCCTCCGGAAATACTGGAAGAAGGGGAAGATCGTCCACCAGCTCCTTTATGACAAAGGGGAATTCCGAGAGCTGGCGGAGTACATAACCAAGACACCACAAACGGATACCCGGCTGAAAGAATCCAGCTATTCCACATCCAGGAATTTGCCTATTCCAGCCCCGAAAGAAACGATAGTGAAAAGCCGGAGCTTCGGCCGGGTCCGCATACCGAAAAATTTTTATCTGGATAAAGACACAATACACGAGGGTATAAACCCGGTGACCGGGTACCCATACAGGCAATACACGCTGCTCCGTAGGAGGGAATAAAGGGATGATCGTAAACATTTACATTGATACGGACTCGGTTTTCCCTCGATCGTCTGAAAAATCATACGGATATGTCCTGGAATGCATCATCCGAGAGACGCCCTACACCAGGGAAGGCTTCGGATCCATGACAGGGACATATAACGAGGTCACGCTGACGGCAGCAAAAGAGGCGCTGAACCGCATAAACACTAGATGCGAGGTGCATTTGTTTGCCAGGAACATCTACGTGCTGGATATGATCGACCGGAACCTGGATAAATGGGTGGAAAACGATTTTACCGGCGCGACCGGCCAGAAGATCAAGAACGCGGAGCTGTGGAGGGAAGTATATGAGGCATCAAAGGAGTGCAATCTGGTGCCGGAGCCGGGAGAGCACAGCTATTCCCGCTGGATCAAAGAGGAAATTGAGAAGCGAAAACGCGGGAAAACCGCATAAACACTAGATGGAGGACCAACAGTGATACAAGAAATTGAGCTGTCAAAGCTGAAGAATCATCCGATGAACGTCCGCAGGACATATGCGGATATCGATGAGCTGGCCGACAGCATAAAGAAAAACGGTGTAATGCAGAATCTGACCGTGATCCCAGATCCGGATCAGGAAGGCTGCTATCTGGTAGTGATCGGTAACCGCAGGCTCCTGGCCGCGCAGAAGGCCGGCCTGCAGACGGTTCCATGCCAGATCACGGACATGGACCAGAAGACCGTGGCCGAGACCATGATCCTGGAGAACATGCAGCGGAATGATTTATCTATCATAGACCAGGCATATGGCTTCCAGCTTTGCCTGGATCTGGGAGATACGCCGGCGGATATCGCAGAAAAGACCGGGCTGTCAAAGCAGACCGTGAAACATAGGATAGAGATTGCCCGGCTGGATGAGGACAGCCTGGAACGCCGATATAATGATCCGAATTTCCAATTGACGATGCAGGATCTCATTGCACTGGAAAAAATAAAGAATGTGGACAAGCGAAACGAGATCCTGAACAGTGCATATTCTTCTGCGGAGATGAGACGCCTGGCAGAAAACGAGGTCAGAGATCAGAACAGGCAGGAAGCCGCGGACAAGATCCTGCAGGAGCTGAATTTGAATATAAAACCGGCGCCGAAGAAACTGATAGATCAGGCATATACGGACAGAGTTGAAACGGTTGCTTGGTTTGAACTTGACGGAAACATGAAGCCGGAAGCCGAAAAAGAACATAAATGGAAGGTGAAAACGGCAGCGGCCGGCAATAAACAGCTTTATCAATATGTTTCTTGGAATAACCTGAAGATCATTCGGGAGGCAGAGGCCCAGCCGGGACAAAAACAAACGCCAACCATGAGCGCCAAAGAAAAACGCGAGAAAGAAATCAAAGCATTCTGCAGGCAGATGGAAAAGGACCGGAATAAATATATCGATGAGATCACGCAGGGGAAACACAGCAGCGGAAACAGGCAGATGCTCAGAGATATGCTGGAGTGCCTGTTTGAAGTTGGCGCCTCATGCAGCAACATTGCACTGATGCGGGATCAGGCAGGAGACGGGTACTGGAAGTTATCCGCAGAAGAACAGGCAGAACTCAAAGCACGAATCGAAGAGACTCCGCTGTCGTACAGGTGCCTGATGGCAATCAGAACTGCCTTAAAAGGGATAGATACGATTGACTGGAGAGGCCTATATGACAAAGAGGCAGCGGATAAATTTGTCGCTTTGTACGCTATCCTCTCGGACTACGGATTCGCGCCAACAGAAGAGGAACTGCAGATGCTGAACGGAACGCATCCGCTTTACAAGGAGCTGGCCGATGAAAAAGGGAATTGAGGTCTGGCAGGACTACGACCGGCAGAACATCTGGACGCTGCACATCCAAAAGAAAAGGGGCAGGCTGACACTGGAGGAGATCCAGGAAGCCTGCATGGAGTATGAGCAGGACTTTTATCTGCTGGTGATCTGCGCAATGGACAGAGAAATGGGCCAGTATTACGAAACGGACGATCTGGAAGGCGATTATGTGACGCTTTACCGGGCAGATGATTTTTTCAGATGGAGGGATAAATAAATGGCTGATAATACGGCAATCGGCTTCTGCCGATTTTGCGGAAACTCACGGATGGTCCAGGTGGATGGAGATCCGGATGACTATACAAGGCAGGAGCTGAATGACATGGCCTCTCTGCAGTGTAACTGCCCGAAGGCCATCGAGTGGAGGGACCAGACCGGCAGAAAGGAAGAGATGATCCGCAGCATCAATGCCACCATGCGAGAGCAGTGGCCAAATGTGGCCGAGCTGCTGATCGAAGCGATCGACCTGATCCAGATGAATTTTATCAAGCGGATCACGGTTCAGATCGATACGATCTACACGGTAAAACTCATGCGCCAGGGCGAAGGCCTGAAGCTGCAGATCCAGGATAAAAGGCAGACAGAGGCCACGTCATGAAGGAGAGCATCCTGCAGCGGCACGATGGAGGATGCTGGCTGTGCGAGGCAGCGGGTGACTATAGGATCCATCCGGTGCTCCATAAGCATCATGTTTTTGGCGGGCCGAATCGCCAGATCTCGGAGCGGGAAGGCTTTTTTGTCTGGCTCTGCCCGCATCATCATACAGGAGACGCTGCCGGCTGCCGGGATGCAGTACACTTCAACCAGTACCAGGCACAGCTACTGCATGAGGCCTGCCAGCGGGAATTTGAAAAAAAGCATAGCCGGGAAGAGTTTATGAGGCTAATCGGGAGGAACTATCTTGGCAGAGACATGGAAACCGGTTCCGCGGTTTGAGGGAATCTACGAAGTAAGCGACATGGGAAATGTCCGGCATGTTTTCCCAAACAAACCTCCACGGCCGGTAAAAGAATACATCGGAACAACAAAAAGGTATTCCGCGAGAGTGAATCTGTTTGACAACGGCCGCAGAGAAAATTTTGTGATCACGCGGCTTGTATGGGAGGCCTTCCGAGGTCCGGTGCCAGAGGGAAAAATCGTCACTCATAAAAATGGACAGCGGTATAACAATGAGCTGAGAAACTTGGAACTCACAACATACAGCGAACTCTACAAAAAAGCAGCGGGCAAATGGAGGAAAAGGACAGTTGTCAAAATAAATAAGCAGGGCGAAGTCCTAAAGTTTTATAAATCATGCACGGAGTGCGCGAAAGCTGAAGGATACAGCCATGCATCGATCGCAGCACGCTGTAATAACACACGCACAGATCCATGGGATTTTGATTTTTATTACGAGGACAGTGCAAAGTCAAGAAACGACGCCCTGCGGAGGCTGGGGATCCTCAAGGAAAAGAAAAATGGGACAAAAAGAAAAACTGATGCAGCAATACCGCACTGACGGTATGGAGTACGCTCTCCGCATCGTCAAAGAAAAGGGCATTGAAGCCCTGGAAAAAGAAGTGAAGGTCAGAACGTGGTCCGGGATCTCTCTCCGGATCACGGCAGAGGAGATCAATGAGGCCAGTGAGAAGATCAAGCACATGGTGCTGGATACCATGACGATCATGACGGTACTCACGCTTCACGATGAATTCGGATTCGGCCGGAAAAGGATCCAGCAGTTCCTGGATCGGTTCACACTCAAGGCCGAGTGCATCCTCGAGGATTATGCGACTTGGCAAGATTACCAGAACATAATCCGCAAAGAACTAGGTTTCGACCTCAACCTGAGGTGGAACAAATAAAAACTGAATAAACTGCCCACGGTAACCACAGACAAATGGATAACTGTTTTCCCTAAAAGACCATAATTCCCATAAGGCGCTGGGAGGGCAGCGGCGCCGGGAGAGGATGATCATGAAAAAGATAGAACGGAAGATCCTGATCAGACTGAGAGAAGAGCAGAAATATCAGGAGTACAGGGCAGCGGAATACGGGGCTGCGAAATATATCGCGAAAGGCCTCGGGCTGGCGCGAAAGATCGTGGCAAAAGCATTTGAGGAGGAAGCGTATGAGAGGAGAAAGAGGAAGGTTCAGAAGAAAAAACAGCTCGCTGATCGTCCAGGTCACAGTGATGCAGGCTGACCGGGTGAAGCTGCATGTTATCGAGGCCAATGCCTGGGCCATGGACGGCGTGAGTGACTTCTGGGTCGGCCGGCATTTCTTCTTCAGGGAGTTCGAGAGAGTATGAAGACGGCAAAAGAGATCCTGGAATTTATCATCGCGCTGATCCTGCTGGTGCCTACGGCATTTGTCGTGCTCCTGGCATACGGCGGAATGCTCATGATCCGGGAGCTGCTCATAATCATAGGAGAATGGCAGGAATGAAAAGAAAAATAGCAATTGCTCTGATGGCATTGATGCTGACGGGATGTGCAAAAACCGAACGTGTAGAAGAAGCGAAAGATGTGAGCCGGTTCGCAATCGTAGAGCAGACTCTGAATTGGAGGATCGTATACGACAAAGAAACAGGTGTGATGTATGCGGTTTCGTTTGGCAGTTACAACGCAGGCACTTTTACTCTGTTGGTAGATGCAGAAGGGAAGCCGCTGATCTATGAAGGGGCTGAAACACGCTAATCCGGGAGCTGCTCATAATCATGGGGAGATGGGAGGAAGAAAATAAACCATGCCGATGGATAAGAAGAAATATCCAAAGGAATGGAATCAGATTGCAGCGGCCGTCAAAGAAGCAGCTGGATGGAAGTGCCAGAAATGCGGAAAGCAGTGTAGAAGACCAGGAGATCCATTTGACACACACAGAAACACGCTGACTGTCGCACATCTGAACCACATTCCGGAGGACATGAGGCCGGAGAATCTTCTGGCCATGTGCGCTCCATGCCATCTGCGATATGACGCGAAGCATCATGCAGAAACAAGGAGAAGAAACCGTGAAAGGAATCAGAAAAGGCGCCTGGATAAAGTGCAAGGATAAAGAAGAGGCAAAGCAGATCCTTAAGCAGCTGAGCGATGAAGGATACAGCGCGGTAAGATCCAGCGAGAAATACATCCGGGTGACAGGAGAGCCGGAGACGGCAGCGGCCAGCGAGGAGGAAAAGAAAAATGGCTGAACTGCAATTAACATATCGCAGAGGATGCTGCCAACTCAGGATGGAAGATTACTGCGAGCAATGTCATACATGCGCAGCGGACATGATAGGCTGCGACATGTACGATAACGGAAAAACAAATGCATGCCTGTTCCCTTTCGGGGACTGCAGGTACGCGGTTTTACGTGTGGGGTATCTTGCGACCACAACCAAGAACTACCAGATGGAACCGGAAGAAAACGCCTACAATCCGCATCTCAACTGCATGATCGTCAGGCTCCGAGGAAAGATATACAAGTGCACAAAAGTGAAACTGGACGGAGAAACTGTATACGACTCAGAACAGGAGGATGAAGAATGAAAAAAATACCAACATTGTTTAAACGAATATTTGAAAATAACAAAATCGTTGGGATAACAGATGAAGTAATAGAAGGTATGGAGTGGGTGCTTAACGGGGATGGGACGGGATGAGTAAAGACACAATATACCGACAGGCGGCGATTGATGCGCTGTCGCTTGGAAAAGAAATGCTTAGTCGTGTATTAGATGATATGGATGTCGTTGGAGCAGAAAGAGAGAAATATTCGTGGGGGCTTGGATTGATTGAATCGAACATTAAAGACATTGAAGAATTGCCATCCGCAAATCCAACAATATACGGATACGACATTGAGCATCTCAGGTTGATTGCGGAAGTGTTGCGAAGGGAAAATCTGTCACCGGAAAGGGTTGCAGAAGCCATAACAGACATGGGGAAAATCTATGCAATTGCCCGTGACGAATTTGAGCAAACGTTGAGAAGGACGGTGGAACAATGCATGATTTAATCAGCAGACAGGCGGCGATTGATATAGAACGCAATGCGACCGTAGATACAAATCCATCGCATTTTGAAGCGCATCAGAAATTCACGCAATTTATGGATGATGCGGAAGTCTCAAGTTTCGGAAGGTGGCAATGGTCGAATGGTTTTAACACAGCCCTTACGGCGGTTGGAATAGACTTGAAAAAGTTGCCATCCGCACAGTCAGATATCATCCTGTGCAAGGACTGCAAGCATCGCCCAACGGCTACGGAAGCAGAGAAAGGGATATATTGGGGATTTTCCGTAGAATTCCCGGATGAGCTATGTCCATTGCAATGCGAGGACGGCTGGTATAACGGTTATCCGGGCGATGAGTTTTATTGCGGAAATGCGGAAAGACGGGAAGAATGAGCTGCGATAGAAAATGCATGTACTGCGCCAACTTTATTTTCAAACTGATGCTTAATGGCTATGACGGAGTGTGTGATAAGGACGGCAAGATGGTCACGCTTAAAGACAACTGCGATGATTTCCTTCCCGGAAGAAACAAGATATACAGGGAAGAAAGGCGGGAAGAATGAGTTTTTTAAAGGCCCTCGTTGCCGCATGGGTATGGATTGTTATCTGTGCTTACCTGATGACAAAAGGCGCTGAAATATCAAATGATATGCAGGTTTTGACAACGGCAATAATCATTGCAGGAGCATTGGCAGGAGGTGACGAATGAATCAGAAACATTGCCGAGGATGTCCGCACTTGGATTTTAATGAGATGTCTGATGAGATGTACTGT